AGTACCCTTCAAAACAATGTCTAAATTCATGAGCGATAACATCATCGGCGTAAAAATCTCTTTGTATCGTTATCACGCATGGCACAGAAAGCGGATTAGCCGTTGCTTTTACTCTCTGATCTCCTATGTACAGATTATCATCAGATATGACAACGCGCACCAATAGAGTTCTATCAGTGAACGTTGGTGTGTGAGCGCACCCACTAAGCAATAGAATCAGAATCAGGAGGCGCATATTTTAGCTTCCACTCAATAGCTTGTTCTTTCGTGATGTGCTCGCCACCGTCTAGCAGGCCAGTGAATAGGTACTGGCCGTTTAATACGGTAGGCTTACACGTTGCGCTCATTAACTCATCAGCTACAGATTGATCGCTGATTAGTGTGTATGCGTACACTGGTTGCGGTTCTTCGTATTGTTCTTCCATTATGCGACCCTTAGTAGTTGCTTGACTGATATGCTATCAACGCCTATTGTTGAAACCGTTGTGTTTCTAATAAACAACCTAGTAGCTCCGGATGCTGCCGTGATTAAGTCTTCTTGGAAGGTACCATCTGATACCCTATTAGTGCCTTGCACTCCCTCTAGCTGAATCCTGATGCTTCCTTGCGAGTACTGACTAATATTAATATTTGTTCTGTATTCCGTATTGTACGAAAACCCTATGTCTTGCGTTATATTGTTAAATGCAGGGGTTGAAGAAAACTCAGCAACGCCTCCAGATATTGTTATTGTTGGGTCTGTCAGCGTCCAGTTATCAGGAGAATCAAATCCTCCATTAACAACCAGCTCCTGCCCCAAGTAATCACCATCACTTTGCTTATCAAACAATCCCCAGCCGCCAGATGGGTTTACGAGGGTTCCGTTGTTACTTCCCACACTATCAGCAATAACATTAGAGTTATCATTTATAGACCAGTTGTGTATTAGTGTGCCGTTGTCTGTAATGCGGACGTTTGCGATGATGCCATCAAGCACGAACTCGACAATTGATTTTCTAGCACACAAAAGATCAAGCACAAATGGGGCGCTAGACGTTCCGCTACCTGACTGGCTTCCATTGACAAATATAGTCACGCTGGTGCCTATTTTAACAATACGGACATGGCGCAGGATATTGCTAGTAAATACATCGCCATCTGTAAAAGTCGTGTTGCCTGTGCTATCTCGTGCGAATACGTCGTTCGCGTTTATGAATATGCCATTATTATTATTATCAGCTGAATTTCCCAAAACCATATTAGGAGCTGAAGCGCTGCGAGATAATGCGTCAAACTCAATCTCAAAATCCCCACTCAACGTAACAGGCTGCGCTAATTGCACATACTCCTGAACGCCGTCGAAGAAGTTGAAGTGGCGTGTTTGAGGTATAAAGCCACCTCCCCGCCTAATTGGGTCGGGGAGTTCTGGATATAACTGCTGAGGTTCTGGGTATCTCATTATTGCCCCTCATATTGAGCAATAAAGTGCGTAGCCCCTGCGATATTTGCCAGTGTTAATTGCGTAGCCACAACCTGCCCGGCTGCTGCTGGAGCGTCTTGGTTGTTGTTGTTGTAATCCGCTGCATCAAAGCTACCGTTTGGAACCTCACGGAATCGTAGCGGGCGAATCTCTGACGATGCCTCAAACAATACGGTGCCAGCGGTAACGGTTGCCAGCGGCGTATTTTCGTCAACGTCTGCGGTGTTAAAGAATCGAATAGACCACTGGTGCGTTCGAATAGCTCGATCAATGCCAGTGATTACATAGGAATTAGTGCCAGATTGGATCGGCACGACAATATTTGTGCTGCCATCAGCACGGAAGTTTTTAATAGTAGCCATACGTCACCTAAAAGGCCGGGCGTGCTATGCAGAGGCCCGGCGCATGGTTTATTGGGCTGGGTTTGTTACCAGCTCTTTTTGCGCGGTCAGTTCTTCAATTTCTTTCTTCAGAGCTGCATTCTCTTTCTTCAGAGCTGCAACTTCTTTGGAAGCATCGGCGCCTAGCTTAGCTTTGGCAGCGGACAAGGAGCGAACCTTGCCGTGGTAGCGCTTGGCAGGTAGACCGTTTTCATCCACCTCCAGCTCTACCACACTGCCAATTTTAGCCATGCCGTTTTCATCGTTGTCAGAAGACTTCATGAATAGGTTGAACTTAACAACCTCAAACTTTTCAGTCTTTGCTTTAGACTTAGCCATTGATTGCTCCTTATGCGTTAGGGTTATCAGTGGTAGCGTAAAGCACACCGGATCGACCCTGGAAGTCAGACTTAACAATGAAGCCTAATGCCATCCAGTTATCATAGATGAAATCATCATTCCAACGCAGACGAGTTACCATTTCAGTACTCAGTGCCATACCAGAAACAGGCATGAAGTAGCGCTGATCCAGAGGCATTGCAATGATGCTGTTGCCAGTCAGGATGCTGGTCTGCTTGATAGCACCAACCTGTTCTAAACGGCGCAGTTCATTCAGGATAGTTACCTGAGAACCAGAGTCATCACTGTAGAAGCGCTCGAAGTTAGACAGGATTTCACGAGACACATAGAACGTGATTGGAGCAACAATGTTGTTCGTAATCATGATCGCGTCACGCAAAGTCTTGAAGTTCGCACGAATATCAGCACCAGTTGCGCTTGAGCTGGTAAAGTCGAAGTTCTGACCGCCAGTGCCCAGGTCAATCTGAATGGTGTTAGCATCGCCGAAAATACCATTGTAGGTAGTTCCGTTGAATGTCTCAGTACCACCGTTCAACATGTAATCAACTACGTTCTGACGCAGAGTACGTACAGTTTCGCGCTGATCGTCTACCATCGCGTCAAAGCCTTCTGACTGGAAGGATAACGCTTCACGATAGCTGCGGCGGAATGCAGTACTGTGAACAGGCACGATGCTCGATTCGTAGGTGTAATCTACTTTGTCGCCCAGCACTGGAGCTTGGCCAGTCAAGTGACGAGTGTAGTTACCTGCGTCTGAAGCCTGACGGTATTCGTATTTGATCTTGCCGAAATGAATTGACTTGGCTTGACCCATTACGTCATTCAGGATCACATCACCTTCGTCTGAACGGAATTCGTCCACAGTGATATCATCCATGAAGCGCCATACATCTTCAGGAATACGTGCAGCTTGGTTAGCGGCCATGCCAGACTGCTTCATCATAGCGTGAAGCGCCAGCTCTTGGTTGTTAGCCATTTCACGGCGAGCAATAAGCTCTTTATATTGAGCCTCCATCGCCATCTTGTTTTGAGAGTTGGTCATCAACTCTTTTTTGAATAACATGCTCATTTAATCAGCTCCTTATGATACTAATTTCTTAGCACGAACCAGCGCGTCGGAGCCAGTTACGTTGATGATTTCAGCGGACAGGAAGATAGCGTCAGACAAGTCGGCATTACCAATCTTGAATGTTCCATCGCCATTTGATGTCAGCGGCGTGTTCATTGCTGTGATGTTGTTACCAGCGTTAACCAGTACATTTACATACTCACCATCACGAACCTGAATGCCGTATACAGTGTCGCCATCTGTGTACGCATCATCAGTGGTCTTTTGCTCCAGATAGTTCTCTTGAGCAATGATCGGTGCAGCCTTAGCGTCGGCCGTTGCATTTGGAATGAAGTTGCCGGAAGCATTCAAGCCAATCAGCATACCAGGAAGCAGACCAGCATTCTCAGCAGGTGCTTCTAAAATCTGAGGGCTTACCTTTTCGTTAGGCCCAAGAAAAATTACGTGTTTACCTTTAGCAGCCATGATAAGCCCCCTTAGTCTGGAATTTCAGTAGAAAGTTGATCTTGACCGCCTTCGTGCTGGTAGGCAGAGTTCACGCTGTAGGCTTGGCCGCTGTTAGCAACGATAGATTCCAGAATCTCAACTGGGGTGTCTTTCATTTCTTCAGGCTCTTTACCAAGCGCTTTAGCAGCATTGGTCATAAGGCTGTTCATTTTAGCCTCTTTTTCCTTCTCTGCTTTTTCGTACATGGCGTTGTACTTTTCGTCCATTTTGTCCATGCGGTTAGCCATTTCTTCAACGGAGCTGGCCATTTTATTCATAGCCTCATCCATTTTGCCCATGCGCGCATTGACGTCCATAGCGGTGTCTTTGCCAGCTTTCATGGCGTTACCTGCAAAAGATTTGAAGTCACTATCGGACATGCCCTCTAGCTCCTCCTTGGTCTTACCGCAGTTAGCAGCTAAAAGCTGTTCGATAATAAAGTCTTTCATTTCGCCTTCTTCCTCTTGTGAATTTGGCATGATAGTTGCGTCGTTGTTATTGTTACCTACTGGCACAAGCTTTGCAAGCATGTCAAGGATTTTACTTATAGTTCCTTTATCTGCTGGCAGTTCAATTTCAATTTCGTCGTCTTCATCTTCCATAAGCCCTTGTTTTTCCTCATTAAGATTACAAACAATGACTTCGCTTGTCTGACCTTCTGCATTGGCAAAAATGCCGACACCTTTTTCAGGGGTTGCCGCGCCCGGCTCATCAAGCAGGATTGCAACGTGGTCAAACTCCATGTTTCGGGCTATCCAGGTGTACTCATCACCGTCAGCATTGACGCCTGACACTTCATCTTTTGTCAGCATCAGTCCGGTTGATACATGGATTGGCTCGCGTGAGGATTCCATATATTGGATACGGTCAAGAAGTTCAGGGCCTCGCTTACACCCCTTCGCCTGATCGACATTAATCACAATATCCATCAATACTTCATTGCCACGCTTTGTTACATTGCGATTGACTGCGCCAACATAGAAGTTTTGCACAGCCTGCCCGCTCTTGGCGCTAATGAAGTTACCGCTTGCATCAGTAGGGTGTCCAAGTGGCGCCAGTGTCTCATCAATTGACAGATATGATCTATCAATATCTTCAGAGGAGTAAAGGCCGCCATTCATGACAACATCGTCACGAATAGGGCACACATTGCGCAGCACGATCTCGCCGCGCTTTTCATCCCGGTATACGTTTTTAGCATTGACCTGAGTCAACACGTTACAACGTAGCTTTTGATTGCCTTTCATTTTGAAATACTCTATTTGCTGTAATCGTTTATCGGCCTCTTCTTTTGATGAATAGCCTTTTGATATCCTCTTGCCTTCTTCCGAGTAGACAAACCACTTGCCACCCTCTTTACGAACCACGTTGGCTTGAATGTTGTTTGACTTGTCTTTGTCGGCAGCTTTCATCTGATCGTATAGCTTGCGGAACCATGACATTCCAGGTCTACCGCCCCACAGCATGGCAGAGGCATAGGCATGGCTATCTTTAGGCTCATCTAGGAATCGTTCATTTCGCCCCCAAAATCTATTGCCTTTTCTTGCCCACTCAGGACTTACGCTTGACCCAGAGGCAAGCTTTCTTGCCATTGACACGGTTGAGGCTTCTAATCCTTTTCCAGTCTTTCCTTCTTTATGGAGTTCAAGGCCGCGCTTATATGCCTTCCTTACCGTTTCAGGAGGCGAGAAGTTTATGTGAGAATACTTTGGCATGATTTATGCGTCCGGCAATATTTATGCCAGTTTACATAATGATCGGGAATAAAAAAAGCCCTGCTGGGGAACAGGGCTAAAAGGTTTTTTACACTTAAGGAGAGCAATGAATCAATCGAGTGAGAATGATTGCAGTTGCTCGTCCACCATATCACGGATTAAGTGCATGTCAATCCTAATCATCCCATTCAACGTGAATGTGATTGCTTTCAAGTATCACCTGAAACCTTCCAAATGCATTACTGTACTGACTAAGCTTGTCAGATAGCCTACGCGCCGCCTCTTTTCCTTTATCCTTAAAGTATCTTGTTCTGAGATCAATAGCATACCCACTATAATGCAAAGATCCTGCAGAGTGAGACAGATCAAAAACACCATCAAGATCATGGTACCTTCCATCAAACTCAGTCCCACTTGTTATTACGCACTCATGGCCAAGATCAAGCCATATCTCTTCAGCGTGCTTCATTGCGTGGCGCATTACTCTTTTGATGCCATCAAGACTAGCATTTGCCTTTATCTTCACTTTAACAACTCCTTAAGGCTGCGGTTTTGGTTGTTCAGGAATTGCAACAACTCCTGAAGGTTCTTTATTTCATCACCAGCAAAACAGATTTCTCCTTCTGGTGATGCTGTAGGGTACTTGCCAGGGTAATCAATCAATAGGCTATCTGGCACATCCGGTGTTACTTGAACAGGAATATTAACAGCCTTGTAAACAACTTCAGGCTCTTTTACTTCCTTTGATGAGCAGCCAGTAACGAGTATCGAGAAAGCCACACACCCAGAGAACAGAACCAGCACGCCGATACACTGTAGAGATATTTCAAACAGCTCAGCCAAATCAATTCTTGATGTTTTCATCTACCCACCTGTTGAACTCTTGTGATGATCGGGCAGGCTTTATATCAGGCGTGGCGAATTTTGCAATGGCCATGCTGACAGCGCTATCGATCTTGCGCTTACATGTGCGCTTGATTTCAGGTATTGACTGACTAAGCTGGTCACGGCCGGACTCGCATAGCGACTTCTCAGACTCTAGCAATGCAATCTTTCTCAATGCCAAGTCATGCTCAATAACCTGATCATCAATGACCTGCTGAAGATCGTCAGACAGGTTTCGGTAATGCCATGCCTGATACCCGGTGGCCAGAATGACAACTACCAGCAGAGCATGTATCGGGTATTTGCCCACTAATTGCGTAAACTTTAGAAAGCCTGTCATTTCTTACCACCTTGAATACACATCAATACGGTAGACTCGGCATTAATTCCGGCCAGGGTGCGGAGATTGTAATTCATTGCGTACTGGGCCGAGTGAATGCTTGGAAGAGGCTGGTTAGGCTCAAGATACATTTCTGATAGCTCTTTGAATTGGCCCTCTAGTATGCGGTGATTATCTCGTCCGTCCTTAAAGTGTAGGTTTGCGTTCATTCCACACCATCCAGCTTCGCAATATTATCCTTCATCAGCTTAACCTTTGGTGCCAGGTGACGGTATAAGTCACACACTCGATACTGAGATAGCGCCATAATATCCAGCTCACCAATGCAGTGCCCGGCTATCTGAACCTCTGCAAACATGAATGATCCGTTATCAGTGGCGTCAACCAAGTCAACTGAGTGACCCAGTAGATCGTTGATTAGCAGGTGCATCACCTTTTTTTCAATATTCATATTGCTCCCCGATTTTAGATATTTCCGAATTCACTGAGTCAATAGAAGTCTTTATTATGGATCGCTTGTAATTGCTGGTAGCAACCATATCTCCAATTTCAAGTGAGTAAGGTTTTTCTATCTTTTCCTTAACTGACAGTGCGCTTTCTCTAAATGCATTAGCGATGGCCTTTCTAAATTTTTTTCTTTTAGTGCCATCAGGGTCAAAAAAATCACACCATTCAGAAAGAGACTCTTCTTTTTTTCTAATCATTTCTTCATGAGGCATGCAAAAATAATCTTCGCAAGCCTTTCTGCACTCTTCAATTGACCTTCCATTTACAGGCATTAACTCACACTCATCATACCAAGATGCAACACCTGTAGCGTATGAGTCCTTAGAGCCATCACCATACTTTTGGTAATAACTGTATTTTACGTAGGTTATTACATCGCTGTTGAAATGAGACTTTGAGTGCTCATATATCGGCCTTATGTAGACCTCGTCCCCAGTAGCGAATCTTTGCCCTTTAGGCTGCTTTCCACTATCCATTATTACTCTCCATATCAGCCCTTACTACCCGCTCGACATAAGCGGACATGTTAGGCTGTTTCGTTATGTGTAGTCTTACGTCCGGAGCAAGCTTGGTGCCCCAGTATTTCTTCTTCTCTGATTCCGGCTTTTTTGGTCGGCCGCGCTTCTTGCTTTCAGTCATGGCAATATCATAGTGATTATTTTATGTATGTCCATTAAATATTGGATATCGGCGCTATTTGTCTACACCAAAGAACTTCTTACGCTGGGCTTTTACTTTGTCTTCGAAGTTCGGGTCTGTTGGTTTTCCATTGGAGTCAACCAATACGCTTACCTGGGTACAAAGGCACGCAATCGCGTTCCCACCCTCCTGATACCACTCCTCAGTCTCTTTTCGCGTGTATATCCCGCCGTGACGCTGTGCGTGTGTTTTGCGGGTTCTATCAGGTATTAGCGCGGATATGTGCATAAGACCTGTTCTTACACCGATCTGGTTAGCTTGGAAGTTCTCATCCCATAGCGCCCGGCGGTGCGCACCAGTTATCTCAGTTCGTGCTATTCGTTTAGCTCTGGCCAGATTACCCTTAGTTCCCTTCTTCTTGTCGCCAAACAATGACTTGTTAATACGCGAGGCTATCCGGTTTGGGTTTTCACCGTTGGACATACCATCGGTAAGGATTCTTCCTAGGCTGGCTTTCATATCGCCAGTGAGGCCCTTAAAATCCTCGAATGCCCGGGTTCCGATATAGATCAGCCTGTCCTCAAATGGAGTGGTTAGGCGTATGCCATCGTATGACCTTGGGTATGATCCCTCGGTTATAATCTCCATATCCCGAATGGCATCAGCCGTTGAGTTCTCATAAGCCTGTATGGAGGCATCAGAAAGCAGGTGTGTTCGCTCATTACCATCAAGCAGGATGTCATCGATGAGGTCTTGAATATAGGCGTCAATATCGTTGATCAGCGCTGCGTCTAACTGATACTGGTAGAAGTTCTGGTTTACCTGCATCACCTCAAACTGCAAGCCATCGATATACGTGCGCATCCCATTCAGAACGCGCTTAAATCGATTCTCAAGCTGCTTGAATACCCTTGCCTCAATAGCATGAGTTCCAGTTTTGTTGACCTTGGCAGTTGGCAATGGAGGGTTAGGCATTACAGCTCCTCGTCACCCACATCATCATCGCCTAATTGCTCGGAATCAATGTCATCATCTGTCTTAAGCTCATCAATGCCAGTCATAGCCAAAGCTGAATCCATGGAGATTGTAGGCTGACCAGATTCACGGGCCAGCTTGTTGATCTCCATTACCTTCTTCAGCATGTCCAGCTTTTCGGTATCGGATGGTGCAAACGGATCATCGAAAACAATCTCATACACGCCGCCCGGTGGTTCATCGATCAGCTTTAGCTTAATGAAATGATCAATTACCTTGCGCAGGGATGGTGCAGCAAAGTTCTCTTGACGGTCTTTTGTGGTCTTGGCCGCTTGCTTCTGATCCTCATCGGATGCCAGTCGCCCGGTCTGCTGGCCAATTAATACTGTCATAGGGTACTGAATACCCGCAGCGATAGACGATAATGCAATCTCAAAGTGTGGTTTCGGATCGGTCAGATTGATTGAGATAGTTTCGCGCGTCATGCCCTGGGATGTGAACGACTTGTCAAACCCTCTTACCCAGTCTTCTACAATCTCATTGAATCGGTCGGCAATTTCTGATGGGTTCGATGCGCCTAGCAATTGCTGAAGGCTTGTCAGGTTGGCGTCCTTCTCCATAGCAAAGAACTGGCTACCACGGGCATTCTTGAAGAATCCTTCACCGCCAGCACCAATCAACTTGAAACAGGTAACAAGGTCATTGAATGATTCTTTTAGCGCAGACTTGCCGTAAATAGTGCCATCGTCTGCACCTTCAGCCCATGTAATAACTCGATCTGGGCTGGCTAGTAATGATCGTCCAGTATCATCGTTCCTATCGCCTAGGTTAGATTCCTGAACCTGCCAGGTAATCGGATCGCCGTAGTTGTTTGAGAATGGGTCGTTATCGAACTGGCGCGGCTCTAGTTGCGCCTCATACAGCGGACGCATACGAACCAAGCGACCACTTCCGGGAACTACGCTTTTTTGTGGGTGCTTTCCATCTGTTATCTCAAGGAACAACCCGCCCCAGCGACCAACGCGCTGACGCTCATCAAGCCCACGAATAGCACGCCAGAAGCCTGTCTCCTCAAACAGCTTGATTAACTTCTGTTCCCATGCCGTAGGGTCTTTCGATTTAGAGTCATCAGTAATGCGTGGCGGCGTCTTCCATGTCTCAGTTACCGGGAATCGAACAATGGCAGAGGCCAGTGCGAACCGCTCAAACAGATAATAGAACGATTCAAACGTCAGGGTATGCTGATATCCGAAGTCGTTATAGATATTCGTGTGCTTTGAGTCTACGCCGTACTCTGAGAAGTTCTGAATACGTGAGCGGCGCATATTGGTCTGACCATTGGCCACCATTTCATTGACCGTCATAATTGCGTCAACCAGTTTCTTTTTCTGGCTATTCACAGCTACCGCTTGTTTGTTTTTGTCGCTTTTCTTCATTAGTCAAGCCTGAATGAGTTTTTAAGCATTGTACGGTATAAGCATAGAGTGTGCCAATTACCTGCG